TGCGTTCTTCGCCGCCCAGGTCCTCCATCTCTCCGCCGTCGATGGCCTTGAAGACGTTGAGGTGGGTGTTGGCGTGCTGGCGACCCCAGCGGTCCTCGTGCTTGACCGTCTGGCGCTCGATGATGTAGTCGTTGCCGCCCGAGTTGATGATGGCCTTGCCGTAGCAGTAGTCATGCCTGACGTTGACGACGTGTAGGTTCTTGATGCTGCCCCTGTCCGACATGTTGTGCAGCACGTACATGATGGTGCCGACAAGGCTGGACTTGCCGATGCGGTTGGGACCGAAGATGCCGACGATGCCCCTCAAGCCGTCAAAGTTGATGACGTTGCCCTCGCCGTACGAGAAGCAGTTGTCCCACTTCAGGTAGCGCAGCGTCCAGCTGACGTTGCGGACCAGGTCATCGTTGCCCAAGGCCTTGCCCAGGTAGTGCGTCACCTGGTCGCGGACAGCCTGCCATTCAGCCTCAGTGACACGGGTCGAGGCGTGGTAGTCTTTCAGCAGCTTCACCAGCACGTCCGGGTTGCGCAGGTCCTCCTTGACCAGCGTTGCAGTGCCCGCGCTGATCAGGTCCTTGTTGACCTGGTGGTCGTTTTTGAAGGTGACCTCGCTGCCCTTCTGGCCGTCGAGGAGGCTCTGCATCAACGCAGACACTTCCTTCTGGGTCAAGACAGCATCCTTGTACCTGATGCGGTAGCGGGTGCCGGGCGGGTTACTCTCCGCCTTCTTCACCGTCTTCTCAACGGTGCCCGCCCAGTCGATGGTGACGAAGGGCTTCGGGTTGGGGAGCTCGCAGAACTTGACGTCGAAGGTGTCACGGTCCCCGATGTCCCACAGGAAGTACCCGTGGGTCAGGCTCTCGCCGTAGTTCTGCTGGACCGGGCTGCCAGGGTAACCGATCCACGGCTTCTTCTCGCGGATCCTGATGCGCTTGCTCAAGCGATCACCTCAGCCTCAGGGTGGTCCTTCAGCTCGCTCTCGTCGATCTCGTACTCCACGTCACGCCCCGCAAGGAACTGCATCTTATGAATGTCACCCAGGAAGACGAAGTCCCATCCCCTGAAGAACTCAACAGTGATGCCGTCTTCGACCAGCCAGTCGGTCTCCGTCGTCGCACCGAACACCGGCCCGTGGTAGCAGGCGATGTTGATCTTGCCAGGCACGGGCTTGACGTTGTTCCAGTTCTTCTCGTCGAACAGGCTGAAGATGCCCCAGCAGTACCCAGGCACGAACTCATAGGTGCCGCTGTCCTTGTAGACGTGGATGCGCGGGTTCTTCAATGCCCGGACGATGGGAGTCACCGCGTCCATCCTGCCCAGGTTGACGAGGTTGCCGTCGTGGTTGCCCAGCGTCAGGTGCACCTCTGCAGCATCAGCCATCAGCTCAAGCCACCAGACCATCAGGTCGATGTACTCAGGAGACAGACCGCTGGTCTTGGTGTGGAAGATGTCGCCGCCGACAAAGATGTGCTCGACGCCCTGTTCCTTGCACTGGCGTGCAAAGGCCACGAACACCTCACGGTATTCGTCGTGCCTCGACAGTCCCCGCCAGTGGACGTCTGCGATGTGGGCAATCCTCAGCATCAAGTCTACAGCTGATCAGTACCGCCCGTTGTAAAGGCTGTACAAGATCAGGGCCCGAGAGGGCCACAGTTCAACGTGAGAGCCTGGTCCTGGACTTGAAGTCGAGCTTGTCGCGGAACGTGTCGAGCCAGCTGAGCGTGGGTGCATCTGCGACCAGCTGTTTGACGTGTGTCCTCGACAGCAACCCGGGATCTGCATCTTCGGGCATCCGGGTGATCCTCACCGCCACATCGTACTCCGCCAGCTTCTGGGCGATCTTCGGGGTCTTCTTGTACCGCATGTCATCATCGAGCGCTAGGACGATCGGCGTCCCGTGGGCGATGATGGCGTTGAACAGCGCGCTCTGTTCGTTCAGATCGCTGCCCAACAGGGGAACCGTGTTGTCAGGGCACTTCATCAGGTCGAACGCACCCTCGCACAGGACCAGCTCCTGGGTCCAGTCAACGTTCAGCTCGTTGAAGATGATGGGCAGCTTGTCGTTGTCAGGGTTGTCGTACTTGGGCCTGCGGAACTTGTCGATGGCACGGCCCACGAAGTAGTTGAGCTCGCCGTTGGCATCGAAGCTCGGGACCAGGACACGGCGCTTCCACCGCATCTCATCGCTGAACCCCAGCTTGAAGTACCACATCTCACGCTCACCGATGCCACGCTGGCCCAGGTACTTCCTCATCGCCAGCACATCTGGGTCCCGCAGCGACGCAGTGACCAGCAGCTTGAAGTCCTTGGGCAGCTCCAGCTTCGGGGGTTCAGGTTCATCAGCATCGATCCAGAGGCACCGACGGTTCCGTTCCGTCGCTGGCATGTACTTGTCGACGTACTCAGCCAGCTTTTCGCGATTGCCGTACTTCCTGATCAAGGGTGCCAGGGTGTGGGCCTTGTAGCCGCACGTCCAACAGTGACACCTGTCATCTTCGATCAGGATCGCCAGCTTCTTCTTGCTGTGGTCTTTGGGCGCGCAGACTGGGCACCTGACGTCGAAGTTCTTGCCGTTCCTCGCCAGCTTCCCCGAGCCGAAGACGCTCTCGATGAACCTGACCTTGTCGCTGATGGTGATCAGGGCCACGCCCTAGATCTTAGGCCGGGAAGGGCTGGTGTTTCCTGCACATCGTCAGGCCTTCATGGGCTTTCCCGGGCAAGGTGGATCGCAAGGAAAGACACAGCCACCAGGTGGCTTGGGCGCTTTCTTCATCTTCTTCACCGGGACGATGACACCGTCGACTGCCGCGGCACGGGCAATGACGTAGGCGTCTGTCGCATCACGGGACCAGTCGACGACGTTCCCGCTCTTCTTCTGTGGCCATGGGTACTGCTGCAGGTCGTGTTCGCGCATGTGCTTGAAGACCTGCTCCTTCTGGCTCATGCCTGCCACGGCGGTTCGCTGGAGCTTGATACCGCACACCTTGCGGGCGTGGTTGGCACTGATGTACTCGGGCACGGCACCGAACTGCTTCCGAGCCAGGTTGCTGACGATGCCGTTGAAGCGCAGCAACATGCTGATCGTCTGCGCGCTCGACATCCCGGGTCTGAACCCCATCAAGGGCTCTTCCAGCACGATCCGGGCGATGTGATGGATCTTCTCGAGCTCGCAGAAGTAGTCCTCAACGCGGTCGACCTTGTCCCAAAACGTCTTGCAGCCCTTGAACTCGATGCGATCTAGGACCTTGACATTGCTGTACATGCGCTCATCAACGGGGGCGCTCCCGTCCAGCACGCAGACCCCGGTGCAGCTGGTTGACACGTCGAGGCCCAGGATGATCGCCATGGGCAGATCGTGGCCCACAGACACCCACAGTAAACTCCTACTTCAGCAGACCAAGGAGCTTCAGCTCCCTCTCGGTCATCACCACCAGGGTCACACCGTGGGCCTTGCACCACAGCGCAGCCGCCTTCAGCTTCTTCTGGACCTTGGCTTGGTCCAGCTTCCGTTTGGGCTTGATCTCGACCAGGAGTTGCTGACCATCTGTACGTTGCACCAGGAAGTCGGGCCAGTAGTAGCGGACGCGACCCGTCCTCGTGTTTGACACGTACGGGATCCTGACGTCTTCGTACCTGTAGCCCACCACGTCCGGATTGGCGTCCAGGTGCAGAAGGTAGGCGAGCTCCCAGCCCGAACGGTACTTGCAGTGCTGGCCCGTCTTCGGGGACACGTGGGTGCCGGTGTGGTACTTCCTCTTCTTGCGTCGTTTCTTGGCTGCCATCACAGCACCGTCCCTTCTGCGATCACGCGGGTGGGCCCGTCGAACAGCTTGAAGCGGAACCCGGGCCGCAGCTCACCGCCCGGCATGACGAACCGTGCGAGCCACTTGACGTCTCCCTCGAACTCGAGAGCCCCGACCTCGGCTTCGGACTGGAAACACATCGTCCAAAGGCTCATCGTCTTCGGGACGTCATCCCCGTCAGCGGGCATCGCCAGACGCCCGTCACCGAAGTTGAACTTCGTCTTCTCGATGAACTTGAGCCGCGCGCGCATCAGAAGTCGAACTTGCACTTGAAGAGAAGACGGTCGCCTGGTCGCTTCTGGATGGGCTGGGCCAGCTGCGTCTTCATCACCACGTTGAGGTCGCTGTCATGGAACAGGATGTTGGTGATGTAGACGAAGGTGTCTTCGGGGTCATTGACGTAACCCGTCGGAGGGACGGGGATGTACGCCGGGTTGCTGCTGGAGTTGAGCTGGTTGTTGGGAGCGATGGCATCGACCTTGAGGACATGGACGTGCTGCTCGCCCCGCAGGTACATGCTGTACTGGTTGTAGCCGTAGAAGAAGAGGTGGGGCGACTTGATGACGACCTCACCCTCGCTGTAGTAGACGTTGCCCACGCTGTTCCAGGTCGACTGGCTTGTCAGGCAGTCAGCGCGGTAGATGTTCCCGCGGCCATCGTCGGCCAGATTGATATGGATGGGTCCGGGCGAACTGGCCGTGTTGGATAGGACCTGTGACCCGACCATGCTCGAGAACAGCAGGTCGGGCTCGGTGAAGGTCAGGGTGCCCGGGCTGATCTGGAAGCCGTAGAACAGGTTGCTGATGTCGAAGATGACAACCTCGTTCGACGACGGGTCTTGCGTCCGCTGGTACACTGTCAGGGGAGCGCCTGCTTCGACGTCGCTGCCTGACGGGACGGTGTTGATGTAGTTCATCGTCGCCGGGCCCGCCGCAGTGAAGGGCGACTCGGGTGTGGCACCGATCTGGGTGTTGGCGAAGTAGTTGACCTGGTCGCTGGGCTGGCTGCCGTCGTCGAAGGCACCTGCTCCAAACAGCAACGTCCCAGTGCTGACCATGTTGTCCAGGTTGATGAAGCTGAGCTCGTCGACCCCCAGGTCGTCGACCGCTGTCACCAGGCTCTCGGACACCAGCAGCTGGAAGCTGGGCACGAACAGGCCGTCATCGCAGGGCAGGATCGTCAGGTTTCGCTTGGCCACGTAGGGCTGTGCGTACAGGAACTCGTTGCACAGCTCAGCCTGCGTCGATGTCTGGATCGCCACGCCCGTCAGGTGGTACAGCATTGGGAAGTTCTCGCTGCCCAGGTCCTTGACGAAGTTCTCCAGGTTGATGTAGTGACCACCTACGCCGAATGACAGCGCCACGCTGAAGGGTTGCGTCGTCGCCCCATCCACCTCTTCGAAGGGGGTGACCAGGATGCCACCATGGTCGTTCACAAACTGCCTATAGGGCGACTGGTTCGTGAAGAAAGGAGGCACGTAGAGGGCAACAGTGTTGTCCAGGAACGTCGGCCCGACGCTGGCGCTGAACGCGATGTCATCGTCCGACATGTAGCAGCGCCTGATGCACAGGTCGTGGATCTCGGCGTTGAGCGGGTGGTCGAACGTGTAGACGGTGGGCGTCTCGACCCCGACGTCCTGCCACATGACGTTGAGGCCGTCTCGGGTGGCCGGGTCGGTGGCAAAGAACATGGCCTGGGCGTTGTCGCTGTTATTGGGCCCGTTGTAGTAGTTGCCCACGCACAGAACGGTCGGCTCCTCCTGGAACACACCCGGGATCTGGGTGTAGATGCCGCTGGCGCTGCCGAACGCCACGATGTCTGCCAACGACGGGGTGATAGACCCCGACGGGACTAGGAACACACCCACGTCCTGTCCGTCCACGTTGAAGGTGCCGTAGCCTCCGTTGGTGTAGACGGTACCCCACCTGATGACGACGCGGTGCCAGTTATTGAGCCACATGACGTTGTCATCTGACTGGAACACGAACTCTGTGGTAGGCAAACTCGATGATGTGTTGCCAAAGGTAGCTGATGCGATGTGCCAGCCACCCGTGGGATCCTGCCACAGATGGCTCGGTGGAATGTCAGCAGAACGCGACAGCTGGAGCTGCAAGCGGAAACCCACGGGCCTGCCATTGGTGTCCTTGCTCGACCCGGTGACTAGCGATAGACAGAACGTTGACGACAGGTGCAGGATGACGCCCGCCTTGAAGTCACCCACCGGCTCGTCGGTGGTGTACCGCGGGTTGATGTGGAAGTCGAAGCTGAAGGAACCTGAGGGCGTGTAGGTGCCGCTGCAGTAGTTCTCGTGGAAGATCAGGCCCCCGTCACCGCCATCGATGTTCGGGTACATGATGACGCTGTCAGTTGGCACCACCGACGCGGTGAAGAAGTTCAGCGTGTTGTAATTGGTGTAGGCCCAGTGTGCTGACGGGTACGATGACCGGTAGAAGGTGTTGAGCTGGTCTTTGATCACCAGCTTCCTGAGGGTGTTGCTGTTGAAGTCCGCAGGCGGGCTGAAACGCTGCGGGTCAAGGACCTCCTTGAGGCGCGCCGCTTGGGGTTGCGCTGCGCAACCCGCCAAGTACTGCTCCAGAATGGCCGGGAAGTTGGCTGCCAACTGTGAGTTGAGGAACAGGAACGCACCTGAGATCGGGTAGATGCCCGTCGCGGGCATCAGCGTTGAGCCTGATTGCAGGTACTCGACCCCACCTGTCAGGATGGGTGTCGGGAACACCAGCGACGCCTCAAATGGCGTCTCGGCCGGGTCATCAGCTGACGGGTAGTAGACACCCAACAGCTGGGCGTTCTCGAAGACGCCAGTGAAAGAACCCGTTGCCGCGGTGTACCCGCTGGTGTTCCGCAGGTTCTTGCCGATGAGTTGGACCTGCCTCAGGAGCGATGACAGGTCGGCGTCGTCATGTGCCGACTCAACGAACGATGAATCGGGCTGGATGTCCTTCTGGATCGGCGAATGTCGGGGGAAGACATAGACAGAACCCGTAGACCCCTGCACTGATGAGGACGTGTACGTCCTGATCGGGTTGGTGACGACGGTGAACGTCTCAACGTCGGATGGGTCAAGGGGGTAGATCGACGGCATTCAGGGTTCCCCACGTAACTATACCCCGCCACCAGGGGCCCAGACTGTCAACGGTACGGGGCCAGCGAGGTTGTTGATGAACCCACGATGTCAACTGGGAACCCCAAGCCTTCGATGTCAGCTGCGACCATCCGCATCTGGAAGACTGCTTCGCGTTCGTTGTCAGCATCGAGCAGGATGGCCAGGACAGTGCCGTCGACGCCCTCACGTGTGAAGTGTTGCCTCTCAACGGGTGTCAGTGGCTGGATGCCACCCTTGCGACGTTGGAGCGCGTTGCTCAGCTTGCGCCAGGCAACCTCTCCCCTGCCCCAAGTGGGCCACCTGAAATCGACGACAGCAGTGTAATCGCCCCGACCCCTGCGGAACGGGCCAGAGACGACAACGTCAAACGACCCGTCGATCGCCTCACGTAGCAGCCTTCGAACCTTTCCCAGGCGCACCCGCATGGCTCTAAGTATCAGTCCGTCTCTGGCTTCTGGTCGTCCTCTTCCTCGGTCGGAAGGTTTTCGAGGGTCACCACGGGAGCTACGGTGAGGTACTCGTGGCCCAGGCCCATGATGGGACCGAACGACTTCAGCTGCTCGTTGAGCCAGGCATCGAGCTGTTCAGGAGTGCACGCACATCGCCTGCAGATCGAGCAACCCGACCTGCATCGCGGGCAGTTGATGCAGTAGTGACACGCCATCAGAAGTCGAGGCGGACGCGGAACGTCAAGTCGCGCTCTGGGCTCTTCTGGATGGGACGGGACAGCTTGGCGACAGCCAGCAGGTTGTCATTTGCATCGTACATGCCGACGCTGGTGACGTAGGTGAACGTCTGCTCGGTGTCTTCCTGACCGATGTCGATGACGACGATGCGGTTGGTGGTGTCAGTGAAGGTCGGGTTCGACGAGTAGTTGAACTCGTCGGCCTCGGCACGGCAGAAGATCAGGGTGGAGTTGATGTTGGTGACGTTCTGGAACGTCAGGGCCGTCTGCGAGCCTGAGCCCAAGCGGCACGAAGCGATGTGGTCGATGACGTTGTCGATCGATGCGCTGACGACGAAGTCGGGGATGAAGGCCGACTGGAACTGCGTTTGGGTGCCCGGAGCGCCCAGGACCTGGTTGCCCAGGGGTGCCATGGCGTCGATGGTGCCCGACATGTACTGTGAAGCGCTGGTGATCTTGGCCAGGTCGAGGACCAGGATGCCGCGGTCGTAGAACATCAGGCCGACGTTGCGGCTGGTATTGGCGCTGTCGACGACGTTGCCGACCTGGCCACCGAAGGTGGACAGCTTGTTGGTCGCTGCGCCGATGTCAGTGTAGATGGCGCTGCCCGACTGCGTGGTGACGAACAGGTTGGCCTGGCCGTCGATGAAAGTCTCGGCCTGACCGCTGGAGTTGCCCGAGTACGGGACGCCGCTGGGACCGACGAGCGAGGCGGTCTGGAAGAACCGCATCGCGAAGGTCTCACGCTTGATGCTGTCACGTGCAAAGAGCCGCTTGAAGGCGACGAACAGGGCGGTATCGATCTGGTCGGCTGGGTTGCTCGAGTCGATGGGCGAGGTGAAGACGCTCGAGGGCGTGCCCAGCAGCGCTGTGGCGAACTGCCTGTAGACGTCCATCTTCTCACGCATCATCAGCGAGGATGACGGGAACAGCTCCTTGCCAGCGCTGTCGACGCCGGTCTGGCTCGTCAGCTCGGTGGGACCACCGGGCTGCAAGCCCATCGTCATGTCAAAGATGGCATTGGCCGTCTGAAGCGTGAAGTCCTGGTCGTAGACTGTCTGGAACAGCGAGCTGGTGACCCCAGGCCCGATGCCGCCGGTGACGAACACCTGGTACTTGCGGCGGGAGACCGAGCCGCTGACATCCTCCTGGAGGACGTCAATGAGCTGGTTCAAGAACGAGCGTGCCGTCTTGATGTCGCTCGGCAGGATCTCTTTGAAGGTTGCCATGGGTCAGGTCGCTCCGATCACAGGTTCTGGTTGATGATGATTGCGATGTCTTGCACCGCACCAGACTGGACGCCCGTGACCTTCATGAAGGTCTTGATGAGTGTCTTGTCAGCCGTGGTGCCGTAGACCTGGAACACCGCGTTGGACAGCGACTTGACGCTGAGGGTGAACTGGACGCTGGAGCCACCGAACGAGTTCTCGGCTGGGGACCGCGTCAGGATGTAGGTGGCGCGCTGGTTGCCGTCGATGTTCTCGGGCGTGTTCTGCAGGATCTGCACGAACAGGTTCGGCACGTCCAGGATGAAGGTCTGGTCCCTGAGCTCGACGTCGATCGTCGTCTCGTTCTGGATCGTCTGCTGGACAGTGACCGCGCTCGTCTTCTGGGTGTTGAGACCCAGGGTGATGGTCTGGTCGAGGGCAGCAACGTTGGCATCACCGGACAACGACATCACGGGCATGTAGAGCAGGTTGGGGTTGCTGACGCTGATCAGCTTGTACTTCTGCGCGGCAGCCTGGTTGGTCAGGGCTTCGAAGACTGGCGTGTTCTTCTCGATCTTCTCAGCACCGACCGTCCGCCCGTACTTGGTGACGATGCCGTAGTTGACCTCGTCGTCGCCCAGAGCGAACTTGTGGATCGAAAAGCTCCCGTCGTTACGGGCCAGGAACTGGCGCCCGACGTCCGTCAGGACAGCGTCCAGGATGATGTTGTTGGTGCTGTTGTCGAGGAAGCCCATTTGTCTGACCCTTACGTATTCCTCTCGCTGGCATCGACCGCCACATTCGGGGTCCTGGCGAGACGGGTGCACAGGTACTTGCGGTTCGGGTCCCCACCCACCAGCTCATTCCCGAGGGGATAGATGGGCCAGTACAGGAACGCCGTCCGGGTCCCTGGCTTCTCGATGAGCTCCAGGAGAAGTTCCACAGCGAGCTCAACGCGTTTTTCGAAGGGCCCTTCTGGGATGGTGATGCGTTCCGTCGAGACCGTCGCAACGTGGTGGTAGACCTCACCGTTCTCATCACGCGTGCAGTACTGCTGCACTGGAGCAGTTGCCACTCGCACCTGAATGTCTTCAGGCAGACGCTTCTCAAGCTGCGCAAACACGGCCTGGTTCAGCTCGTTCAGCCACGACATCTCTTCATCGGTGGGTTTCCCATGTGGGAAGCGTACCCAGTTCTGCCAGAGCCGTTGGAACAGGTTCATGTCTTCCATCCTACTCACTCAGCGTGACCCGGTGAGGATCGGGAACATCTGAACCAGGTACGGGATGCTCTGGACCCAGTGCCCAGTCAGCTCGATCCCCTGGATGATCAGAGTCTGGCAGATCGAGCATGGGGTTGGGTTAGTGGGCAGATCGGTGTTGGGGACGTCTGTCATGGACCCGCTCAAATTCAGGTCGAAGCAAGCGTCACAGACGTAGTTCAAAAGGGCCTCCGCTCAAGGACGGTGTTGACCCGACGCGGGCCCAGGTACACTGACGGTGTCGATAGCGTCTTCCCGCTGTTGGCTGTGGTCTGGTCGTCGATGTAGATGTTGACGTCCTGGCTCTTGCCGTTGTCCAAGTTGATGAATTGCAGCTTGTACAAGCCACCCTTCTGCTTGGTAGCGATGACGTGTTCCATCCTGTTCTGATCGTCGTAGAGGTAGTAGTACTCCGGGTTGAAGTACAGGGTCGCTGTCTTGCTGCTGGGGCCGCTGACCTTGATGGTGTTGTTGAAGACATCACCGTCCAAGTACAGGTTCGGGTAGGGTTTGGGAGCGCCCAAGTGGCTGACGTGTTGCTTCTGCAATGCGTTCTTGAACGGATCCCACCAGACCCGGTACTGCGCCGCGAGCGGCGACGTCAGGCCGTGGGCGTCGATACAGGCAACCGTGTAGATGAAGCCCTTGTCTTGTGTGATCTGTGTCTTCCAGTCAAAGTCATCATCCGTGTAGAACTGGCACGGTGACGACAAGACCTCAACCAACGATGGATCAGGCGTTTCGCTGTCCGGGAACTTGACGACACTGTCGTCGAAGTTGTACTGCTTCTGGAGCTGGTACGGGTGTTGAAGATCGTTACGACGGAAGACCTGGAACTGCTTGATGTCGCGCTGTGACCAGACGGGAAACGCCCAGACGATTGTCAGTTTGTTGGTCTCATAGTTCCAGATGAAGTCGACATCGCCTGGCGGAGGTGGTGGATCCAGAACCGTGGTGCTGACGTAGACCTTATGTGAGGGCTTGCTTGACACCAGCACCTTGACCGTCGCCACGTCCTGGTTCGAGTCATCGATCGCGGGCAGCGTCAGCTGGGCAATGGTGCGGATCTGGTAGGCATAACGAGTGTGGAACTTGACCTTGAAGTCTGCGGTCTGGTTGACGTGAGCCGACTCGATGACGATGGGATCGCACTTGGTCGACGTACCGTCAGCCTTGATCTCGACCTTGTCGATGATGAAACCGACGATCTCTGCCGAGTACTTCTCGTGGTGGACAGACGTTGACTGGCGCTTGACGCTGATGAACGGGATGAAAGTCTTGTAGTCATTCTCGGCCACCGCGGGTGTAAAGCGCTGGTTGACAGCTTGCTTCGCTTGCTTGGCGTAGGTGTGCATGTTGACGACGTCCGCTGCCATCGTCGATGTGGGGTCGCTGATGACTTTGTTGACCAGGTCCTGCATCAGCTTACTGTTGATCTGCGCGTTGATGTTGACTTTCTTCAACCGCTCATAGTAGCTGTTGATGAAACGGATCTGCAACACAGGCCTCGCTAGCGGGGCCGCGGCCCGGATCGGCAACAACACGGTCCGGGGCGCCGTGTAGAACGTTGCGCCTTGTGACTGTAGAGGCTGTGCCATCGCTCGGAAGACAGTGTGAGCTTGGATGGTCCGGGGTAGGACTGCCGTCAGCCTCATTGCGCTCTTGAATGGCGATGACGAAGGCGGACGCTCATTCTCGAGCTCAGCCGTCGCCAGCGTCCCCGACACCAAGTAGTGGATCTTATCGTCGATCTCTCCGTCGTGGAAGCTGACCGCGGCGAAGCCATCGATTGAAAAGTAGTCCTCATCGATGACCTTGTCGATGTTGTCCTGGATCAGTGAACCGTATTGAGCGCCCGTTGTCCTGTTGGCGTTGTTGCGTTGAGCCAACTCACTGACCACGTTGCCGATGTCTGCCAGTTTGGGCAACGAGAAGGTAAAGTCAACCTCTCTTGGGACACGGGTCAGGGACCACTGGATAAACTGAGCATCGATGTTTGATGATGGACGCGACAGCGCCTCGATGGGTACGCCACCACTGTCGTTGACACACTCGTCAGGCGTGAAGAAGTTGTACGAGTAGTTCGCCGACAGGTTCTTCACCTTCGGCACCTCAACCACATAGACGAGCTTGGACGGCTGGCTGATCGTCATGTGCCCTCGTCGAACGTCTCGATGGTGATGAAGTACTTGTCAGCGATGAGGTCACCCTGGGTGATGTCGCGGTCGCGATAGCGAAACGAGTTGACGTTGGGAGCGAACCTGTTCTGGATGAAAGGACGGGTACCCGGCGTGATGCCTCGCAGCGCGATGGGCAGCAAGCGGAATGCTGCTTGCTCATTCTCAGTCATCGAGACGATCTCACCATTCTTGATCATCAAATTCAGAGCTTCGCGGCCGTAGGGCGTTTGGGACGTCAGGCCCACGTCAACCTCAAAGTCGGTTGGATCGACGATGACGCTGAAGACTCTGTCGAATTGCTTGGGCATGACGACCTTCTGGTTCAAGGCCGCAGGGTCAGACGCCGATGACAAGGTGTAGGACAACGCGGACACCGTCCTGAAGTTCTCAAGGGCCAGCGGCACGTACTTCGGCGTGATAGCGTTGAGGTTGGTGTCCAGGTTGCCGACGACCTGAGTCTGTTCCAACGTCTTGATGACAGGGGAAGCTGGCGTCAAGGTCCGCAACTGGGACGACAATGCTGAGAACCCAGAGACGCCAGCGGGGTTCGACAGCTGGGGCTGTGAGATCGACAGGGGAGCCGTGCTGCCCAATGGGAAAGCAGGCGGGTCAAGGGCAGTCGTTGAGAACATGAAACCACCCGTCGGGGCCGAGGGTGCCTGAAAGTTGAAAGGCGAAGTTACTGTTTTCTGGTTGATGATGTCAGCCAGATGCGCCACAGAATGCTCCGTCAGGGTCTTGACGAAGTCTGGTTCCAGGGGTTTGGGCGTGTCGGCCATGTCGAAAGTGTACTCCGCGATGTTGATCCCTGTCATCAGCTTGACATACACCTCTAGGATCTGACTGACGACGTGGTTCTGCAGGATCTGCGCTTTCTGATTCGTCGACAGGAATGAGTACTCATCGCCGTCCAGAGCCTGGCGTGCAGACTTGATGCCCGAGTTGTCGGCGACCACAGCTGACGCATACTCGATCCCCTGTGCGATCGATTTTGAAGTGCTGGTGTCCGCGTTCTGGCTGAAATTGATCGTCGGGACAGCGTCAACGATCTGTGCGACCGATGCCCGGCTCGGGATCGGAAGCCACGGTACCATCGACACCCTGACCGGGAACCGGGACATCTCGAACATGAACCGCAGCGGCTTGTAGATGATGTCGCTGTTGACCATGTCGACCTTGTAGACACAGACTTGCACGATGTCGTTGCGCTTGTTCTGGAACGAGGCTTTGTTCTGCTGCTGGATGTTGACTTTCTGTTTGATGCGCTGGGTGAAGCCCGCGGGGATGCCCACCGTCAGGATACGTTTGTTGATCCCCTTGGCTGCCGCGAAGTCAGCGGTGCCGAAGTAGTTGTAGATGGCGCTGCGCATCTGTGGAGGTACATCCGACTCATCTAGGATCTGGACCTCTTGGTTGTCGTTGGTGTCGACTGTCAGGTTGCGCTGAGCCGCGTTGAGCCCCTGTGACGTTGCTGTCAGCAGGTTGCTGACCGTCGATGCCAGCAACATGATCTGCTGCTCGCTAAACAACATGCTGATCAACGTCTGGTCGTTGCCCAAGATGCCTGACACTTCCTGCAACGTCTGGATCGCAGACGGGCTGTGCAGGTAGTTACTGACTCCCTTCAACGAGCCACCCAAGACCTGCAGCGAGTTCAAGATCGTCAAGATCAACCGTTGGACGCGGGTGTCCTCGCCCAAGGCTCGCTCCACCAACTCGTTGATCGAGTTACGGTGATTTGTCGTCGTCTGGGCAACAACGTAGCTGATGGTGCCCTGGAAAAACGGGTTGAACCCCGACTGGGTCTGGCCAGTCAGATTTAGGTCACCGTAGCGAGCAATTGCCGACGTAATGAGGTCAAACGCCACCATCATGACGATAGTGTCCAGGTAGCCGCTGTACTGGGTGAAGCCGTTAGTGATTGCCTTCGTCTTCACCTGGAATTGGTTGATGATCTGCCCCATCAAGGTGATGATGTAGTTGGTCAGTGGCGTGCCCGACTTCAGGGCATTGGCGACACCCGTCGGGTTCAGGGCGCTCGAGCTGTTGACCTGGTTGCGATCGAAGCCTGTCTCGCCCAGGTATTGGACCGTTGCTCGTGAGGTGGGAAGAGCTGCCTGCAGGGTTGTGTTGACCTGGGCGATCAGGGTGTCGACGAGAGGTGTGTTGTCTGCTGACTGGTTCGAAGTGAAGAACGGGATTGCGGTGTTGTAGGCACGTGATGCCTTGGCCAACACGTACAGGAACAGAGCTGCCTTGACGCCGGCGTCCTTGCGAGCGTAAGCGAAAACGCTGGCCAGACGGTCGTTCTGCAGCAGTTTAGATGTGGTGCCGTTCTGGTCAACCAGCTGCGACTTGACTGCGGTCAGCAGGTCGTTGGTCGTCTCCAGGATGCTGGCTTCCTGCTGAGCCACCAGCTCGAATGATCTGGTGTTGACGTACGGGTTGGCCATCAGGTTCATGTTGTCGATGATGACCTGGAACGAGTTCAACGAGTTGTCGATGACAGTTGTCAGGTTGTCGATGTTGGTGGTGTTGAACGACTGCCCCGTCGTCTGGAGCACCTGGTCAAAGTAGAAGTCGCCGCCAGGAGTCAGGGTGCCCGTGTCTCCCTCAACGTATTTTGACTCGAACGTCAGGACGCCCGCGGCGCCCTGCACCTGTTGGGCGATCGATGACAGAGCTTTGGTGTTCTGGGCCGGGAAATCAGTGATGTTGTTACCGAACTTCCCGATGATGCTATCAAAGACCGTCGTGTTGGGCGTGCCCGGGGTGATGGCGTAGCCGTAGAAGTTGCTGAGGGCTTGCTGGGTCGACGGAAGCGTCAGGCCGTAGGAATAGCGGTACTCCGCCGACAGCAGGTGTGCCAGAGCTGCGATCCTTGCTTCCTCGTCCTTGAACAGTACGTTCTGGTAGATGGTAGTGAAGGCAGGCTTGATGGTGTTGATCGTCGTAGCGGCCAAGCTGGGCTGCAAGCTGATCAGCTCCGTCAGGGGAGGCAGGTTGGGCAAGTTGGTCGACAGGCTGAACCGTGTCACCTTCGGGTTGAGAATGGTGGTCGGGTTAGTGTCATTCCGCTGGTACGAAGGGTCGATGTCGATGAACGGAAGCGTGTGGAACTTCAACGCGTAGCTCAGCTCCAGGAGCGTCTGCATCCAGACCTTGCTCGACGCGTAGATCTGTTGGACCGTCGCTTCCTTGTAGCCCATGCTTGTCAGCGTATCGACGAAGTCGTACTTGGGCGGGTGACGGTCAAGCAGGTGGATCGGGATCAACGTCCTTTGGTTCGGTGGGTTGGGCCGTGACTTCTGCTGTTGCTGGACGTAGTTGGCATTGGCCAGGCTACCTACCTGGTTCGGGTCAACGGTGTAGATGTCGTGCCTCAAGTCGAGCTGCGACTTCTGGGCCTCGATGACACGTACCAGGTTCAGCAAGAACGACGCATCGTTGTTGAGGTGGTTCAGTGCGTCCTGCATGCTGCCCTGGCGGGTGCGGAACAGGATGTCGATGTTGGCGTACCTGCTGCGGAGCGTCCTGATGAAGCGTTGGCTGTTGTACGTCCGCAGGCTCTTGACCTGCATCTGGGTGTCAAGAAACCTGCCCGCGTCGGTCATGTACGGGTCAATGCCCGTGAACTCGAACGCGTTGATGTAGTGGGGAGCTGTGTGGATGACGTCACGGTTGTACAGAGGCTCGAAGTTGGTCACCATGATGACCTCGGGTCGCTCCTGAGCGATGCCCGTCAGCTGCTCGTAGGGTTGGAACTTCGTCGTCGTCGTGGTGAAGCCCTGGTTGGCTCTGGGGTCGTATTCTTTACCTGCGTCGAGGGTGAGGTGGTACGTCGGCAGGATGGTGTTCCACCGGGTCGGCAGCGGGATGACGATCGGGTGCCCCTGGATCAGGTGTTGCCCGATCTCCGACAGGGACGGCGTC